AACAAATTTGTATCTTCATAAATAGCATCACCACCTTCATTAACTGCAAATATCTTTGGGAAATCACCATACTCATTATCTTCACCACCTCTTCGGTACTCGGTAATTCCTTTTACAGTAAACTTAACATTTCCATTTTCAATAATCGCTTTTCTAAAATTTGACATAACCTTTATTTTTAATTATTAATACCCTATGAATATACGAAAGATAGCCCGGGAAGCCAAGCCTCCCGTGTATTATTTTTACCAGTTGTTAACATCATCTTCTCCACGTTTTTCGTGGTCATGTTCACTATAAACTCTTAGGTTTAAATACTTACCATCTCCAAGATAAGATGTATCTTCTCTGATGTCTTTATCATAAGCAAATACAAATTCATACTCCTCTTTTGTAAGGATTTCTTTTGTATTCATAATTTCTTCATACCTAAAATACTCTTGTTCTGCAATGTAAAGACTTTCTGGACTCATCATATAACCTTAATTTTTAAATGTTGTGCTTAACTGCTCAACATGGTAAATATACGAAAAATAAGGCGCGTATCCAAATAAATACGCGCCTATCTTTAATTTATTTTATTATTTATTAGATAAATATTACCAAGGTAATCCGGTATCTTCAGTTCTACTATCGTGTTCAGCAATTAAAAGGGCTAAAGATGCTGAATTGTTTGTTTGGATTGTATTAACATCTATACTTCCCGTCACCCATGATAAAATTGTATCTTCTGTTAAATTATTATATTCTATAAAGTCTGGGTCATCAGGGGATTTACTGTCTAAATGAAAATCATTTTTTTCTATTACAGCAAATCTTCCATCTACTCTACTTTTACATTGGTACGAAGCAGTTGTAATTAACCCATCATTTAAGTTTCGGGTTAGATCAATTATTCTCCATTTATGTTGCATATCTATTTAATTTTATATTTTATTATACATATTAATTTTTTATAAAAATTCCATTTTTATTTAATTTTTAGTTTTTCTTTTAGATGTGGTTTTAAATGTATTAGTATATGGTTTTGGTTTTGGGTTTTCAATATCAAATAATGCCTTAACATGGTTAAATATCTCTAGGTTTTCTTCTTGAGTACGAGGTGATTCGTACACTTCCCAATTTTTACCTTTTAAACGTTTACCTGATTTATCTGCTCCTCTGGATTTAGATTTTAGCCAAAGCACACCTATACGATCAATTTTTTTACCGTAGCATTCTTCATAGCATTGAGCATATACTGCACTTTGTAAATCGTATGTTGTTTGTAAATGGTTAGATGTTTTAAAATCTATAATCCAACGTTCCATTTTTCCATCTATCTCTAATTCACATACTAAATCACAGGTACCTGCTACTTGTATTTCATCTGAGAATAGATGTACTTCTGCTTCTATTAATGTTGGGTTGTAAGTTTCCCAAAAATCTACAAATCTAAGAAACATTTGCCATACATGAGTAGGCATTTTAGGGTTTCCATCTTTATATAAAAATGTAATTTCTTCCCCATTTAACCAATCTTCAATCATTTCATGTACTAATGTTCCTTCTTCAGCTGCTTTTTTAACAATCCATTCAGCACTATAACCTACTTTTTTAAGCCAGTCTTCAAAATATTTACCTTTTGGGTAAGAGCTTAAAACATGAGTTACTGATGGGTAATATTTACCATTTCGTCTATAATACCTTGAATCAGGCATTGTAACTTGTTGGTAATCATCTGAAATCTCGAGTAATCTTTTATAAGATTTTTTTATCATAATGATAGTTTTTGTTCCATTAAGTCGTAGTAGGTAAGTGGAACTGTTTTTTGTATTAATTTAGTGAAATTTTCGAAACCCATTTCACTTGGATCCTTATCTTGCATATCAACAAGATAGACTTCTTTACCTTCTGCCATTAATCGTTCACAGAATTTTAAAGCTTGTTTAATTGCATCCCTATCTAATGCAATATAAATTTTATCTACTACAGAAGTAACTATTTTTTTCATTAAATTACTTTGTATATTTTTCCCTAATAGTGGGATTGCGTTTCTTTTTATAGCAATAGCATCAAATAATCCTTCACATAAAATAACAGGTACATTCCAGTTTATTAAATGTTCATTTGGTACTACATCTCTACTTGCTGATGGGTTTCTGTATTTAACATATGGTTCTTTTTCAAATGAACGAGCAGTAAAATAATTTAATCTACCATCTGCATCATATGTAGGGATTATAATCATATTTTTATATAAACCCTCTTTACAATAACCTATATTATACTTTATAATATCGTATTTACTCACGTGTCTATTATTTAGGTACGCGAGTGCGTGCCTAGCCATAATACCACTAATATCAACGTTATTTAGGCTAATATATTCATTAGGTAATGATACACTAGACACAACTTGTGTCTCTTTAATTGATTTTGATGTTTTAACAAGGGATTTAAGTTCAGTAAATTTACTTACATCTGCTTTTAATTGTTTAAATAAAGAATATATGGTAGTACCTCTTACATCACAAGCCCAACAATGCCAAGGATTTTTACCCTCTCTATTTTCTGTTAAATTAACCTCCATTTTTGGTTTATGGTGGTGGCAGAAAGGACAGTGATAGGCATAATTGTTTCTAGCAGTTGCCTTACCTGAACCCATTACAGAGTTTACTAATGTAACTAATAATTGGTTTACCATAAATGGTAATGTACGAAATTATATTGTATCAGACACGAGATCTTCAAATTCAATATCTTTTAGATCTTTTGTAAAAAATTTACCTAAAATATTGTCATTAAAAAATTCATCTGGTTTTTCTAGTACTTGATAGAGCATTTGATATTTAACTTCAAAATATGTCATTGATTTTTTATCAGGGCACATTTTTAATATAACACGCTCAAATTCATCTTTTTTACCTTCAAGTAATAATTGCTTAATGTCAGTTTGAGACCCATAATATTTGAGCCAATCTGATTCTTTAACTACTAATTTATATGAAGGTTTTCTTCCAACTACTGCTCCAAGAGCAGCTAGTTCTTTTTTGCCTAGTTTTTTCTTTTGATTATGAAATAGTACTTTCTTCCCAATATATGACTTACCCGAAGGTTTGTGTGTTGTCATGTAAACGAATCCAAATGTATTTTCTGGGAATTGAGTGATATCTCCTATTTCATGTTGTTTATAGGTCCAACTCATAATTTATTATTTGTGTTTATAATTATATAGTAAAATCATTAAGATTATCTATATTTCTAGATATGTTAATTGCACCACAAGATGGATAAGGGTTTGAAGATGCAAAATCATTTATAACAATTCTTTTAGAATGTGCTAATCCCATTATTAATTCATTATAGGGAATACCTTTTTCTTTTAATTCTTTTATAGTAGTATTTAAATATTTTTTAGGTCTACTAGTAGTAATTATTATTTCTGTTTTATTTTCTGTATGGAGTTTTTGTAACCATTTAATATTATTTACTAAAGGTTTGCTATTTCCTATATAAGGAGGAAATTTATAAGATGTATTTTCTACTAAAGTTCCATCTAAGTCTATAAATAAAGTATTATATTGGGATTTGTATTTATTCCAATCTTCTATTGTCCCCCAATCTTTATAATTACTACAGACATTACCATAAAATATTTTGTTTTTTAATATTAAATCAAATATAATATTACTTATATAACATTCATCTTCAATATCCTCCATTTTTTCAAAACTATCAATAAAATCTGATGTTGAATTGAAACAATATCCACCTATAGAAAATGTTGAGCTAATAACTTGTTTTTCTACAATATTAGAAATAATATTATTTTCATCTATTTTTAAATAACTTTTATTACTAGGATTAATATTACCTGTATTATTTAAATCATAATAACATACTTGATTATCAGTAGTGGTTAGTTCACATTTAAAATAATTATCAGAATCTTTAACCATTATAAAACCTTCTATATTTTCTTTTTTAATTGCTTCATAAACAGTTTCGGATTGAGATTTTGTATTATTTTTTAAATATACAATTTTAGATTTATTTAATAAATTTAAATCTGTTAATTCTTCTTTAAATCCTTGTTCAAACTTAAACTTAGTTTGGTGTTCTTTAAGTGCTACAAAATATATATTATCAAAAAATTCTAAATTTATTCCTTTAATACTTTCTAAAACCATAAAAAGATTGCTTTTTGGGTGAGTAAGCATCCATTTCGGTCTAGTATTAGGAAATCTACTTGATTTTCCTGCTATAGGTACTATTAAATTTTTCATAATGTTCTAAATTAGTAATAATTGACTTTAATACTTCCTTATGTTTATTATCTTTTAAATAAGGTTCTATCCTAAGCCAATTTAATATATTAATGATTTTTGTAAATTCCAAATCATAATATTCTTTATATTCTTTATATATATTATCCCATAGATAATTAAAACTTTGATGTATTCTAAGATTACCGTTATGTACATTTAAAGCCCATTTAAAATGTAGATCTTGTTGAAGTTTAACTAAATCCACAATAAAGCTATCTATATATGAATCTAAAAAATCAATTAAGTAAGCACGGTTTTTATAGAAAATTATATTAGTTAAAGATAAATCACCATGACAAAAGGTTTTTGGGATATTTGTAAATTCATTATTTTTTATATCTTTAATTATATACTTGATAAATGATTTATAGTTTGAATTATCATATAAACTATTTAATTTACTGTTTAACTTATTTTTTAAAATATTTGGACTATATATTTTTTTATAGGTTTGAAGTTCACTAAAGTAAGATTTTATTTTTATTAATAGCTTATCTAAATCTTGTTTAGAACATTTATTAAAAAAATTATAATAACTTTCTCCAGGAATATATTCCATATCGAAATACCCTACATTGTTATTATAAATTTGGGGAGTATTAAAATCTGATTGGATAATATTATTAAAAGAGAGTTGTTTATTTATCTGAATGTTTAATCTATGATTAAATGACTTTGTTGGAGATGATTTTCTTATAATTTTATCATCTATCATTTTTAACTTACAACCAGATAACCCTATTTTAATATCCGTCTTCGTGCCATCTTTCATTAAATTTACTGTATTGTGAATCATATGGATAATTTTTCCAATTATATTTATCCCATTCTAAATCAATACCCTCTTTTGGGAAAGATTTAAATACCTTTTTAGATAAATCATTACTTAATTCTAAAGCTTCATTATAATATGGAGCACCATCATGTAAATATTGATCAGGTTTTAATAAATATTTTTTAATTCTATCATTAAATTTAGAGCAATAATGACTACCAATATATGATTCTGTTCTAATATAACAATCATAATATTTCCAATAATCTTCTCTTTTCATTTTAACTATGTCTTCAATACCTCTAGGGTCTAAAGGAATATCAAATAAATCTATTAAATCTTCAGTATTACCCCAAAAAACATGATCACGAGGATGAAATGGAAAACCTTCAAATGCACCACCTACTAATATTCTATTTTTAGGTTTTGTATCATCTCCTTCAAAAGTAACTAATCTTTCTTTATTCTTTTGGAAGAAATCAAACATATTTTCCATACTATTAAGATCATATCTTTGGTCATTCCTCATTTTGATGGCAAATTCCGTATTAACTAGTTTTAAACCTCCTAATGAAGAAACAATTTGATAATTTCTATTACCAGTACCATTAACTTTAGGTAAAATATTTTGTGTAAAAAGTATATTATTAATAGACACAGATGGTAATTTATCTTCCATCCAACAGGAAATAATTACATTATTAACAAAATCTAAATTTAAATAATACTTAGCAGTTTCTAGGGCATACTCAGAATATTGACCCTGTAATACAATATCTATTTTATTTTCTACTTGTTTAGGATTTGGGTCTATACCAAAATTTTGTAAGTTTTGATGTGCCTTTATTTTGAAATCTCCTTGTAAGTCTGGGTGGTTACATACTTGTGCCCATAGTCTTTTACATTCTTCTCTTTGTCCTACAAACCAACTACTATATGCTTTTTGGAATAATAAAATATAATCACCAGGATAATCAACATTTGTTCTTAAGGGTTTAGGGTTTGGATCACATAATTTTAATCCAGTACTAGCATAATAATAACAATCTTTCCATTCTCCTTTTTCACTATGTATTCTACTTAAAAAGAAGTATGCTTCTGGTCTTTTAGGATTTTGTGTTATAGCAGTTAATAATTGTTTATGTTCATACCAAGGTCTTCTACCTGTACGGTGAATCATTAACCAAGTTTTTAATAAACATTCATATACTAAATCTTCATCATCCGATAATTCAGCACATCTTAAATAATAAGATAAGGCAGCAGCATTTTGTCCTATTTTATCATACTCCCAAGCTAACCAAAAATTAGTTTCTGGGTTGCTTGGTTCATTTATATATTTTTCTAATAGGGGTTGGATTTCTTTTTCTCCCATAATTTAAGTAATATTATCGTATTCTAATTTATCTAATAAATTAATTGGCATTCGTAATATATAAGCAGCATTATCTTGATATCCAAAAGTTATTAATAAATCATCTCCTTTTTGAGCTAAACCACAATTAAACTCAACTTGAGCTTCCATAAATTTAAAAGGTTCTGTTATTTTTGTCACATTCCAATCTTTATCCCAAAAGATAAATCTATGATAGTAATGAGCATCTTTAGCATCATTTTCATTAAGGAAAAAGTTACATTCATGTAGTATAGCTATTCTACCTCCTTGAAAAGGAATACATTGAGAGCCTCCTCTTTGATGTCTTGCTCCAGGTATTATAAATTCCTTTTTAAGGATAGTTTCAGTATCTACTACATCTACAGTACCCATAGGTACTGATTCTGTTCTTTTAGTATCTAGATTAACTTTTACTATTTCTAAAGGCATAGTCCATTTTATATAATGGTATGGCATATCTAAAATAGGCATCCAATTTTTTTCTAAATAAGTATATTCTGGAGGGAGTATTCTATTTCTGCTTATTTCTTTACATTGGTTATTATTCCAATCTATTTCAGATAATTCCATTCTCCCCTCTCCATTATCTATAATATCTCTTCTTACACCTGATATGTATAATTTTTTATCCCATCTTACTACTCTAGCATCTTCTAATCCTACAAATTCCCAATTGGGTTTAATATCATGTTTTTCTGTATTTACAGGTTGGAATTCTTTTACATATAATGTTTCAGGGTCTAACTTACATAAATAATTTCCTGTTATTAATTTTACATTATCTTCAGGGTTTAAATAAGCTAAACAACCCCAACCACACCAATATTTTTGATCAAATTCACTATGATATAATGTATAATGAACATGTCTAATATTAGCTATAATATCATCGTTATCATCTATAAAAACCGATACATTACATAAACCTGTACCATCAGTTAGATTGCCCGGTATTATTAAAGGGGAGATTTGACCCCCATTATCGAGGGATAATTTTGCTAAGTTTGTTATCATATTATTTGTAATGTGAACCTCCAACCCATAAAACAAATGATTTCCTTACTCCTTTTGTAATTGGAGTAACTCGATGCATCATATATGATGGAAATATAAAAACTGATCCTGCTCCTTTATAAGCAGTTGTAACACTAGATTCATGACCACCAGCCCACATTTCTAAATCTCCTCCCTCATATTCACTAGGATCAGATAATTGTACTGTTATTGATATTTTACGTTTAGATAAAATTCCAGGGCCAATATCTTGATGCCAAGTATAATGACCATTTTCTTTAGCGTAATATTCTGTAAATTGGATTTGTTCGGGGATAGATTTTAAGTCAAATTTCCATAAAGTATCATTAGCAGTAGTAATATATCCTGCTAATTTATCATATAACCACCACCATTCATCATTTTGTGGAATCCATCTAATTTTAGAGGATCTAATAGAATCATCACCATCTCCCGCAGTTGTAGCTTTATCTTGTTTTAAAATAGATATACCTTTATCAATTTTATCTAATTCTTCTTTAGTAAATCCTTCAGAGTAATAATAATAATTTTGAGGATCATTTTCAGATTGATCAAAATTGTAGCTTGAAAACATAGTATTTTATTTTATAACCAATATATGAAAATATATTTAAATAACCTAATAATTTTAAAAAAAAATTAAATTACCCCATTAAACTTAACAATATCAGCAGATGCAACACCATTTACTTTTACAATATCTGCAGAATCAACACCCATAATATCATGACCATATCCTGTAGGAGAATGAGTAAGTACAATTTTAATAAAATCAGTGTTGTCATCAAATTTTACACCTGCTGTAGCTTGTGTACCTACTGATGGATTAACTCCGTTATAATCATAATCATGTTCTATGACCGCACAGTTTAGGTATCCACTTGTATTCATATTATTTATTGCTCCGGTATTCATTGTGAAGTCGTTATAGGCGTTAGTAGCCCATGTTGTTAGTTCTGATGAATAGTCTTCGTCGTAATCTATATTAGAATAATCGGATGTAGTTAAACTAGTAGTTGTACCGTTTCCTCCCCAGGCTGTTGATTCAATAACAATTGTATCTGCATTAGTTGAAAGCCCGCCACCTCTTACCTTTAGAGTAGCAGCTGTAATAGTATCTGTACTAGTTATAGAAGATACATCAAAAAATAAAAAAGTTCTACTACACCTTCCTTGATAACCTCCTCTACCTGATACTAATGCTGCTTCTATAGGATTATACGCATTGGTATATGTAGTATAGGTAGTTGCAGTAGTACCTGTAGTTGCATTTCTTACATTATTTAACCAATTAACAAGTAAATTACCATAATTCTTAAAAACTGCTCCCTGTAAATCAACTTCTATTGTAGTGGTTGCCATAATTTAAAACTGTTTTTTAGGTAAATAATATTTACTTGAGTTAAAATAATAATTTTCTGGTGGGTTGATGTTATATTCTTGGTATTGTATATTACTAAAATTAAATATACTTTCGCTATTAGGTAACATATTCCACCAAGTTGCTATAGATGGATTTTTAGCTAATTGTGGTAAAGAAGATTCAAAATGTTGAATATGTTCATCACCATAAGTATCATAAAATATACCATCATATGTAAGTAAATCATCTAACACATCATACCAACTTCCTGTTACTATTCTAACATTAGATTTTCCTACTGCCCATTCTTGTGCTTTAGAAATAATATTAGGGTGATTTTCAACTATAGTATGTGAAGAAATTGAATTAGATTGAATATATCCTGCTGATATTCCCATCCCAAATCCTATTTCTAATATGTCTCCACCATTTTGGGTTACATAGTCTGCTGATGCTCTCATAATATCATGTTCCCAATCCATCATTACTTCTTGAGTTACACCATCTGAACCCGTAAAATAAATTTTATCGGATTCAAATGTTAAACTTTGTGATAAATAATACATATTTTAATGTTTTATTATACTTGAACGAATGAATTATCAGGATTAAAGTAAATGGTCATATCTCCATTATCAGTACCTTTACTATATCCTATTATTCTTACGATATCTCCTGTTCCCGTTGGTCTGGTTGCGGTAACACCTCCAAGTGAAGTTGATACATATACTAACTTTCCTTCTGTAATATTAGGGAAGTTAGCGGTACATATATAACCACGTATTAATATTCCATCATTTGGAATACTAGACCCTAATGCCATTGCTAGCATACCTTGTGAAGAACTATTTGAGTCTGCATCAGCCAAAGCCCAAGTCCCAACAGTTGTTAAATATAAAAGATCTCCAATTTGAACACTTACAGCACCACTAGTTTCATTATATAATATTTCACCACTATAATCTTCATCACCAATACCATCCTGGTTATATTCAATACCTCCTGCATTTGCAAAAGATAATACTGCTCCATCAAATGTTAAATTAGCTTCACCATTTACATTAGTTCCACCAGTAGCTGTTATTATTCTATTATTAGTATTACCAGTTATACCTAAAGTTGATCCTGTCGGGCCTTGTGGACCCGCTGTATTACTTCCAGGACCTGTTGGACCTTGTGGTCCTGCAGTGTTTGAACCTGGTCCTGTTGGACCTTGTGGTCCTGCAGTGTTTGAACCTGGTCCTGTTGGACCTTGTGGACCAGCTGCATTACTACCTGGACCTGTTGGACCTTGAGGTCCTGCAGTGTTTGAACCTGGTCCTGTTGGACCTTGTGGTCCTGCTACATTACTATTTGAACCTGGTGTACCTGTTGGACCCTGAGGACCTGCTACATTCGAACTTGATCCTGTCGGGCCTTGTGGACCCGCTGTATTACTTCCAGGACCTGTTGGACCTTGAGGTCCTGCAGTGTTTGAACCTGGTCCTGTTGGACCCTGAGGACCAGCTGTATTACTTCCAGGACCTGTTGGACCCTGAGGACCTACAGCATTTGAACCAGGACCTGTTGGACCCTGAGGACCTACAGCATTTGAACCAGGACCTGTTGGACCTTGAGGACCTACAGCATTTGAACCAGGACCTGTTGGACCTTGAGGACCTACTTGGTTACTTCCTGGACCTGTTGGACCTTGTGGTCCTACCTGATTAGAACCAGGACCTGTTGGACCCTGAGGTCCTACCTGATTTGAACCTGGTCCTGTTGGACCCTGAGGTCCTACTTGGTTACTACCTGGTCCTGTTGGACCTTGAGGTCCTACTACATTTGAACCTGGTCCTGTAGGACCTTGTGGACCTACTACATTTGAACCTGGTCCTGTTGGACCCTGAGGACCAACCACGTTACTTCCAGGACCTGTAGGACCTTGTGGACCTACGACGTTTGAGCCTGGACCTGTTGGACCTTGTGGTCCTGCTACATTACTATTTGAACCTGGTGTTCCTGTTGGACCTTGTGGACCAACAACATTACTTCCAGGACCTGTAGGACCCTGAGGACCTACTACGTTTGAACCTGGGCCTGTTGGACCTTGAGGTCCTACTACGTTACTACCCGGACCTGTTGGACCTTGAGGACCTGCTACATTACTATTTGAACCTGGTGTTCCTGTAGGACCCTGTGGACCTACTACATTACTTCCTGGTCCTGTTGGACCTTGTGGACCAACAACATTACTTCCAGGACCTGTAGGACCCTGAGGGCCTACTACATTACTTCCTGGTCCTGTAGGACCTTGTGGACCTGCTACATTACTATTTGAACCTGGTGTACCTGTTGGACCTTGAGGTCCTACTACATTTGAACCTGGTCCTGTTGGACCTTGTGGACCTACTACGTTACTACCTGGGCCTGTTGGACCCTGAGGTCCTACTACATTTGATCCAGGTCCTGTTGGACCCTGAGGACCAACAACATTACTTCCTGGTCCTGTAGGACCTTGTGGACCTACTACATTTGAAGAAGATCCTGTTGTACCTTGTCCACCTTGTGGACCCACAATATTAGAACCTGGTCCTGTTGGACCTTGAGGTCCTACTACATTACTACCTGGACCTGTTGGACCTTGAGGTCCTACTACGTTACTACCTGGACCTGTTGGACCTTGTGGACCAACTACATTACTACTTGATCCTGTGGTACCTTGTCCACCTTGTGGACCTACTACGTTACTGCCTGGTCCTGTGGAACCTTGTGGTCCTACTACGTTTGAGCCTGGGCCTGTTGGACCCTGAGGTCCTACTACATTTGATCCAGGTCCTGTTGGACCTTGTGGACCTACTACATTTGAAGCAGTACCTGTTGTACCTTGTGTTCCTGTAGGACCCTGTGGACCAACTACATTTGAAGAAGCACCTGTTGTACCTTGAGGTCCTACTACATTTGATGCAGCACCTGTTATACCTTGTCCACCTTGTATACCTGTTAAACCTTGTCCACCTTGAACTCCTTGTCCACCTTGAACACCCTGTATTCCTTGAATACCTTGTCCACCTGTGGTACCTTGTCCACCTTGTACTCCTTGTATTCCTTGGATACCTTGTCCACCTTGTACTCCTTGTACACCTTGTGGGCCTGTATCACCAACATCACCTGTTCTAGCAAATGTAAGAATACAATCTTCTCCATTTGAAAAGGGTGCGTTAGAACTAGATTCTATACCAGCTACAGATATTGTAAAGTATCCATTATTTTCTGTTAAGCTTGATATTGTAAATATTATAAATTGACCAGCGTCTGTTTTGTTACTTACTCTAACATGACCTTTTATAGTTGAGGTTGAATCATCAATTGTTCTCATGAATGCCTCTATATTGACACCATTAGCATCTACATCATCAACTCTTAAAGTTGTAGAAGAAGGTTGGGCCAATATATTATTTAACCCAAAGTTACCACTACCTGGATCACCTGATGTAGCTGAATTAAAATTATATTCAAAAGTAGCTCCACCAAAATTACCTGTTGTACCTTGTGTACCTACATTACCTTGAACCCCTTGGATTCCTTGTCCACCTTGTACACCTTGTATACCTTGTATACCTTGTCCACCTATAGTACCTTGTCCTCCTTGTACTCCTTGAATACCTTGAACACCTTGTCCACCTTGAACACCTTGAATACCAGTTGGACCTTGTGTACCTGTAGTACCTTGTGTTCCATTTGTACCTTGAGGTCCTACTACATTTGAAGCCGTACCTGTTGTACCTTGTCCACCTTGTGGTCCTACTACATTTGAATTCGCTCCAGTAGTACCTTGTCCACCTTGTGGACCTACTACATTTGAAGCAGTACCTGTTGTACCTTGTCCACCTTGAGGTCCTGCTACATTTGAAGCATTACCTGTTAAACCTTGTCCTCCTTGTACTCCTTGTATTCCTTGAACACCCTGTCCACCTTGTGGTCCTACTACGTTTGAAGCATTACCTGTTAAACCTTGTCCTCCTTGTAAACCTTGTCCACCTTGTACACCTTGAACACCTTGAATACCTTGTATTCCTTGAACACCTTGAGCACCTTGAGGTCCTGTTATTGCTATTTGTGGTATACTCCAATAATAATTTAAACCATCATAATAAAAACCTAATACATCTACTCCACCTGAAACTGTAGTAGTAGTATATGTAGCGCCTCCAATTACAATAGAACTTCCTGGTAATGATAAAGTGTGTGAAGTTCCTACTCCTTGTTTAACTAATATTGTTCCTGTATCACCTGTATTAGCATTTGTTATAGATAATGTTCTATTACCGCCTAATGTTATTTTAGAGTTTGAACCATCATTTAAATTCCATACTACTGTAGCAGCATCTGTTAATGTTTGTTGTTCAATTTGAAGATTTCCATCTAAAAATGCTGTACTACCATCAAATGTAAAATTAGCTTCTGCTGTAACATTAACCCCATCTACATCTGTAATAATTCTATTTGCTCCAGATGAATTAATTGATAGTGCTCCTGTGGTACCTTGTCCACCTTGTACACCTTGTCCACCTGTGGTACCTTGACCTCCTTGTACTCCTTGAATACCTTGAACTCCTTGTCCACCTGTGGTACCTTGACCTCCTTGTACTCCTTGAATACCTTGAACTCCTTGTCCACCTGTTGTACCTTGTCCACCTGTTGTACCTTGACCTCCTTGTACTCCTTGAATACCTTGAACTCCTTGTCCACCTGTTGTACCTTGTCCACCTGTTGTACCTTGTCCACCTGTAGTTCCTTGTCCTCCTTGTACTCCTTGTGCACCTGTTGTACCTTGTGCTCCAGTTGCACCTTGTGCTCCTAAATCTCCTATAATTTCTATAGCACCAAAAGTTTCATCTCCATTTCCTACATTATTCCAACCACTTTTATCTATATGAATAATTCCTAATTCTTTCCAAGTAGTATTGTCTGTAAGACTAACAACATAAAAACTATCAAAATATTGTTGGTTAGCTCTAGCTCTAAATGTAAAAATAGAACCTGTTGGGTTAGTTGAATCTACAAGTGTATCTAAAATGGGACCAACTCCTAATCCATCTGCATCTGTATTACTGATATAAACTTCAGATGCTGATGCAGGGTCGGCAGCGTTAAATCTAAAATTACCTGAACCTGGGTCTGCTGATGTTGTAGATGTGGAATAATTCCAAGCAGCCCCAAATGTAGAAACACCTGTGGTACCTTGACCTCCTTGTACTCCTTGAATACCTTGAACTCCTTGTCCACCTGTTGTACCTTGTCCACCTGTAGTTCCTTGTCCTCCTTGTACTCCTTGAACACCTGTAGTTCCTTGTCCTCCTTGTATACCTTGAACTCCTTGAACTCCTTGTCCACCTGTAATTCCTTGAACTCCTTGTATTCCTTGTACACCTTGAATACCTTGAGCACCTTGAGGTCCTGAGTCTTTATCTACCCAATTCCATCCACCAGGAGTGGAGGAAATTACTTGTCCTGCTGAACCTGTAGAATTTACTGTTGAATCTCTTGAGATTGCTCCTTTTAGCCCTATTACGGGGTTGTTAAAAGTACCGTGTACGAATAAAGACTCGTGTAAAGAATCTGAGCCTCCAGAAATAGAAACTCCCGGGGCTTGTATATTTAATGATGTATTATTTTTTAATATTGGGGTATCAACCTTAGTTGTGAAGTTTACACTAGAACCAGTTACAGGATTATTAAGGGATATGTGAGATCCATCAACAGAATTTCCTATTTGTACTTTAGAATTAGATGAATAAACTTGAGGTTTGTTACCTAAAGAATTAAGAGTAAAACCTGAGTTTGCATCTTCTCCATGGGCTATGAATTCGTCTCCATAGAAATTTGAGTTAATACTACCTGATACATCCCCTTGTACCGTGACTGAGTTTAAGTTAGCATCCGATCCACTAACTACTATTTTTTTCCAATTTGGCATGTCAATTTTTTTATTATGGTTGGTTACTCAAAGAGCCCACTTCCGTTATGGCCTATAATATATGTTATAAATATGTAAATATAATTGAATATTTAATATATTTTAAAATGTTTTTACTATGTTATGTTTGTATTATATTGATACAAAGTCCAAGTAAAATTATTAGTTGGGCCCGATCTTTCAAGATAATACGCATTATCATTATCATTAGATGAATGATAATTTTCAGCACCTGTATATGATGTATAACCATTTTGAATAACACTAGTATTAGCTACTGAATTTGTATATGCCGCTGCTTCTCCTGCACCAAATATTAAGTAATAAGGAGTTTGAACACTATTCTCAAAAATTATTATATTGTTTGGTCTATTTCCACCAAATTCTGGAGCAGAAGGGTCAGCTGATGTTGTTATATCGATAACATCCACAGTTGCTGCTGTGCTAAGATCATACGCTGTAGATAAAACATATTTATATGCTTTTATAGCAAAAGGAGTTGTTGAATAAGATGATATTATAAAATATAATTCAGTACCATCAGTATTAAAATGTAACCCTCTTTCTACCCAATTTCCAGAAGGTATTGAGTAACTTATACTATTAGCTGCTGTAGTAGACATAGTTGTTATATCCCAAGCAGTAGATAGATTATATTGATAAATGTTATTTCCAACATAATCTTTTATAAATCCTTTTGTTCCATCACGAGACATTTGGAAATGGGAAAAATTATAAGAAAAAGCTGAGCTGACTCCTATATTAGAAATAGTTGAAGATAAATCATTAGCCGATGATAAACTAAGTTGTCTTACTTTTTTATTACTGAATTCAGGTATATATACTCTAGTTCCTGAAGGATCAACCATTGGTTGGGTTTGTCCTCCTACAGTACTACCATTTATTAATGATGTTACATCTGCTGAAGTACCAGAGGTTATATCCTCCATACTCCAAGCCTCTGGGGTAGAAGTTGGATTTATATTCATTCTTAATCTAAAAAAGTTCCAATTACTCATTTTTTCAGTTTTTTATCATTATAAAATACGTACAGTTCTTGGAGTTTCAAAGTTAAAGTATAAATTTTTTCCATTTCTGCACCTTTAAACTCCATATTTTGGAGTTTATGAAATAAATATGAAAAGTCATCATCAGAAAAAGATGGTAGACCCCTGTAGGGGTCCACCTTATCTTTTGGAAGTTTTCCTATTATTGTTTTTCCAGCTTTAAAACCCATTTTAATTTATCCATTTAATGTTATGAATAAATATAGATGTCTTCATTAGCTCCAACAAATAGGTTACCTTTTTTCACATATCTAGCTGCTGCTTCTGAAGGTACATTTCCTGTTCCTTCTACTACTGCCGCCATAAATGCTTCTGGTGTAAATGATGAGTTTTGAGCGTTGAACGCTGAATCTACTGCCCAACGTGTTGCTCCTAAATCAAATCCAAATAATTCACCAACATTTTGTGTTGCTTGTTGTACTACAATACCACCATCTCCAGTTGAGTTTGAACCAGAAGCCATTAAGATAAATCTATCCGCTACTTCTAAATTCTGTTGATTTTGGAAAGATGCTGTACCTTGTACTGTTAAATCCCCCTGTACTAACATATCATTAGTTACAGTTAAATCATTTCCAATAGTTACATCATTTGGTAAACCAATAGTAACTGCACCACCACCACCTACTGTTGTAAAGGTATTTGTTGATAATTCAACTTCATTAGCTGTTCCTAAGAAAGTAACACCTGTATTACCTTGTGCTGCTGTATTAGATGTTGAACCATAAGCTACAGCTATAGTTGGAGTTGAACCTACACCTGAATTACCAGTTGTGGTTAAACCTGTTAATGAACCAAGATTTGCTACATAGTCTCCAATTTGAGCTGATCCAGAAAATACACCTGTTCCGCCTAAAATTGTAGCTGCTGTAATTGATCCTCCTAGTGAAGTATCATTACCTGCAATTGTAATACCATCGTTTTCTAACATTGCGTTAGTAACACCACCTGCTTTTACTCTTAAAGTATCAGCATTAACTTCAATAGATGAATCATCTACATTTACTATTAATTCTCCACCTGATACTCCAAGACCTGATCCATCAATTGTACTGATGTCGAAACCAACACCATTAGCTCCAACTGAAACTGGTTTAGTATTACCACCAGTAGTTGAATCAGCTGCTACTGTTACTGTTGCATCACCTGATCCATCGAAACTAAATGCTGTAATACCATTTCCTTGACTTAATACACCATCTGAAGAACCTGATACTACATTTGTTCCAGCTAAAATTGTAGCTGCTGTAATTGATCCTCCTAGTGAAATATCATTACCTGCGATAGTAATTCCATCATTTACTAATTGTCCATTAGTAATAGTTGTTGCTGAGATTTGTCCTGCAATAGTATCAGCAGTGATTGAACCACCTAAAGATATATCTTGACCAGCAATTGTAATTCCATCATTTACTAATTGAGTATTAGTAATATTTCCTAAAGTACCACCTAATGTGATTACTGGATCAACAGTATCTCCATCTGAAGTTAATGTTAAACCATTTTCAGTTCCAGTTGCTGATACAGTTTGTACTGTACCTGAACCTAAACCTGTTGCAGCGATACTAATACCACCTGCTGAATTTGTTACTGTAATATTTGCTCCACCAGTTAAAGTTGCTAATACAGGATCTGCTCCTGTAGAACCAACTACTAATTGACCGTTTGTAGCTTGACCTAGAGCAGTAATTGCGCCAGTTCCACTACCTAATAATACACCACCGTCAGTCAGAGATGATGCACCTGTACCCCCAGATCCTACCGGTAGGGCTGTATCCAGAGCAAGATTAGATAATACTGCTGATGATCCTGATACAATTACTTTTTTCCATGTTGCCATTTAATTGTTGTTTTGTTTGTTTGTTAATTATTATTTATTATTATTTATTATACGTATTAAGAATCTCCTATTCCTGCATAAAAATTACTACCACTATATGCAAATCCTCCATCTACTGCTGTTGGAAGACTTGTAAAATTTCCAAAAGTAATTATACTTGTATCTGTGGATTTTAGTGCAGTAAAACTAGCAGATTGTATTAAGAAAAAATCACCTGTTCTATCTTTATCCTTAAGAAAAGTTGAACTTCCTGTAACTGCTAAACTACCAGTTATTTGAGCTGATCCTGTAAAAGGGAATGTAGCTACACTACCTCCACCACTCCCAGAATTTTGGGATATAAATTTTACTATTTGATTTTGACCAGCTGCAAAACCTAATCCTTCTAATACACCTATATCACCACCATGAAATAAAGGAGCAATTGAAGAAGTTAAGGTTGTTTCAGTTATTGCTATATTTGTTACTCCTGAACTTGGAGTATATGCTGCAGGTTCTGGGTAAGCTACACTAGCAGAGATATAAAAACTTGATTGATCATCACCAATTCTATCTGTAATTTCTGATATATCATATACACCATAAACTGATGATACTGTAGCAGAGTCTGAACTGGTTAATGCTAATGGGATTAATGCCGCCCATTTAGAATAATCTGTATTATATTCAGAATCTTGACTTCCTGTTACTGAGGTATATCTCCATGTAGGGTAACCTGATGGAATTATTAAAGAACCAGATTGTACAAAAGTTAATCCTTTATTAATTCTAACTACTGTAGTTCCAGTAGAATCAGCTGTAGCAGCATCTGCTATCACTATAGTATTACTTCCTACATCAACACTTATTACTTCAGTTAAATTATCTGTAAATCCTTGTCCTGTTTTTCTAAGTAAAAATCCAGGTCTAATATATTCTATCCCGTAATAAGATGCATTGGGGGCAGTAACAGTAACAGTTGTACTACCATCAAAAAATTGTCCAGTAAATCTTATAAAACTATTTGATGTTGTACCTCCAGGAAAAATTGTAAAATCACCACCACCACCAGCAGTTACTCTACCAAGTTTTAATAAATCTTGATTTGCCATTCAATTATGTATTTTTTAAATTAATTAAAATAAAACCTTTATAGTAGATGCGTCTCCTACTGCTTCATCACTCCCTAATATATTAAATATATTAAAATTGTTTGCGTTAACATTGGTAGATGTTATAAAAGCCGCCATGTTTACAAATGAAGGTTGATTATTCCCAATAACTCCTCTTACAACTGGGTAATTATAATTAATTAAACTTGTTGCTGCACCAGCGGCACCACTTTCTATTCCCCTTGGAACAGTAAGTACCATTACTGTTTCTTGAGCATCAGATGATATATTAATAGATTCTAATTGTTGACTAGCTTCTAAAGCTGCTGATGGCATTGTAATTGTTACACTATCAATATCTCCTGCAGTTACATTTGTTGTAATAGCGGCTTTAAATGCTACTACATAAGCACCCTCTGTACCTGATGAACCACCTGAATTGGCTACTGTCAAAACAAAGGTATTTGTAGTAACAGATTGTATTTCAAGATATGAATAATCTTCACTCATATTTCTTATTACAACAAAATCTCCTGCTGTTAAACCATGACTTGCATGAGTAACAGTTAATGCTGTAGTAATACGTGACCATGATAAACCACCCCATATATTTCCTGATGATTTAATTTGGATTAAAGCGTTTGAGGTACTTAAAGCGTTATATCTTACAGTTTGAGAATAAGGTGTACCACCTCCTCCTCCACCAGCTCCGGTTGGACCTTGAATACCCTGTGTTCCATCACCTGTAGTACCTTGTCCACCTTGTAAACCTTGAATACCTTGTAAACCTTGAATACCTTGTGTACCACCACCTGTTGTACCTTGAATACCTTGAGGTCCTGTTATACTTGTACCTACTGTACCTTGTACTCCTTGAATACCTTGAATACCTTGTGTTCCTGGTGTTCCTGCACCTGTTGTACCTTGTCCACCTTGTACTCCCTGTATACCAGTTAAACCTTGAATACCTTGAATACCTTGTGTTCCTGCACCTGTTGTACCTTGTCCACCTTGTACACCTTGTATACCGGTTCCACCTTGTACACCTTGTGTTCCTGGTGTTCCCGCACCTATAGTACCTTGTCCACCTTGTAAACCTTGAATACCTTGTATACCTGTTCCACCTTGTACACCTTGAGGTCCTGTTATACTTGTACCTACTGTACCTTGTCCACCTTGTAAACCTTGAATACCCTGTGTTCCATCACCTGTTAAACCTTGTCCACCTTGTAAACCTTGAATACCTTGTGTACCTATTCCACCTGTTGTACCTTGAACACCTTGTGTTCCTGTACCTGTTAAACCTTGAATACCTTGGCCACCTTGTACTCCTTGTATACCTGTTCCACCTTGTACACCTTGAGGTCCTGTTATACTTGTACCTACTGTACCTTGTCCACCTTGTAAACCTTGAATACCTTGTGTTCCTGTACCGGTAATACCTTGTACTCCTTGAAGTCCTATTGGACCTTGAATACCTGTTGTACCTTGTCCACCAGTTCCACCTTGAATACCTGTTCCACCTTGAATACCTTGTGTTCCTGCACCTGTTGTTCCTTGTGCACCTTGGACTCCTTGTCCACCTCCTCCACCAGCTCCTCCATAGGAACCTGTTACATATACAGTATTTGTAGAAGGATCTAATACTAAGACACTTCCATCATTTGTACTATCGTTACCATATAACCCAGTTAGTTCTAAAGAACCTGATAGTTTTAAAGATCCAGAGGTTACTAAAGAACCTGAAACTTTTATATCGTATGCATCTTGCCCCGTAAAGGCATTAACAGATTGTGATACATGACTAGCTTCAATGGTACCTCCTGTTGTAATACCGCTTAGAATTAGTTGTTTTGCCATTATTTAAAATTTTATTTTGTTATAAATATAATATTTTCTATTGTCTATCGATGTTTATCAAAATTGTTGTGTCAGTTGTTCTAGAAGTAGGTAGGGGGTTTGGAAGTTTACCTACAGCTACTAGATTTTTATCATTATCATATAAACCTACACAAGTAGCATATGGATCAAAATATGATGATGTGGCCCAATTATATATAGAACCATCACGACTAGATGAAATTATACTAGGATTTAATGTAAAATTAAATTCACTTTCTCCTATAGTACATTTATACTGAGTTTCATATAATCCAAATGAAGATGAAAATTTAACTTCAATATTTGAACCTGTTACAAAATTTAATATATCATTATTACCAACTGTTCTTCCTCCATAAAATCCAGAACCATATTCAGCATCACCATATACATCTCCTGCTATACCAATAGGAGTTGTTCTATTACCTCCTGTTAATATAATCATTCCATGTTGGTATATAACGTTACCAACATATACTTCTACATTATTAGTACTATTATATCTTATAAGTCTTCCTTCTCCATCATCTTTATAACTTCCACTATTTGTATTTATTATTATAGATTTAGGTTGTATATAATCTCCAAATAAATTTTTAGGTATTGATAATACTCCTATTTTAGGAGTTTTATTAACTAAGCCATATATAGCATCTCCGTAAGTTGCTGTTCCATATAATCCAGGTGCATTTTTTAAAAAAGTTGTATAAGATGCTGTTGGAAAATATTTATATGGGGATAAATCCGTTTGAGGATAATTATAATAACTAGGTTGATAAGTTTGAGAACTACTTAAAGGTGGAGAAACAGTACCATCTATATTAAAACTAGCAGTATTAACATTCGATGTATTACCATTACTACCTGATAAATAATTAGTATAATAAAGTTGTTTAATTGAATGGTATATGCTAGATTGAAATCTAACATCTATGTAACCCGTAGTAACGAGTTCTACAGTATTAGAACCTAAAAAACGATCAATCCCAACTTCAGAACCTGTTAATTCGGCACTACCAGAAAAAGTAAAGTTTTTATTTACTTCTAATGGAGAAATTATTATATCTTCTGAGTTAAATTGTTTAGTAGCAGCCATTCCATTTCTAAAAATCTAATTTGACTCTAATAAGAGCTTCTTTTGTAAAATCTTTTGATATTGGTCTTGATAATTTTGCCGCTGCTAATAATTCATTAGCATCATTATACATTCCTACACAAGTAGGAAATGTTTGAGGATTATTAATAAAATAATTGAAAATTACTTCACCAGTTGAACCTGATATGAAACTTGGGTTTTCAGAATAATTAAATTCTGAGTTTCTAGTTCTAACAAATACAAAATCAGATGTTATAGTTTCTTGAGAGTTTAATTCAAATATTTTACCATTAGTATTTCCTGATGATGCTGATATATGTCTAAATAATTTAGAATTATTATCACCATTAGTATTAGAAGTTAAAACTGTTCCTAAACCAATACCACATCCATCATTTAACCCACTTGTACCTGGGGTTGAAGAATCATCTAAAGCAGCACCATTTAATAATATAGTAGAAATGTCTGGTAAAAATAAACCGTAAGAACCACTAAATGAATATCCATTACCATTCCATGCCGTACCATCGGAACCACTAATTACTTGATAAGCTCTCATAGTACCAAAATACTCTGGTAAGGTAACTTCATTTGAATTATCTGTTAAAGTAATTGAGTTAATTTGAGGGTTACTACTTGATATTACTAAATTCATTGAACCAGGAAATAATTTTTCCTTATATCTTGCTCTTTCAACATTTAATGCATAAAAATAACTTCCTGTAAAGTTTATTCCAAAAGGAAAGTCTGCATTTTCATCCTCCAATACTAAAGTCCTATATTGACCATAAATTGTTCTAGAGGGTGATACACCAGGGACTGCTGTATCAAAATCTACTGAACCTCTTCCTGTTTCATCTCCAAATGCTATTGCAAACTGAATTTCAGAACCCTGTACTCCAGACCCTGTTTGGAAAACGTTTAAATAATAAGGACCTGATGTTCCTTCTTTTTGTACTGAAGATGTAAAGTAGGAATTTAGTGAAGGTTGAAAACCTGACCATACAGTTGATGTAACTGTATCTGCACTTACTACGAAATCTTCTGGATCGAATCTTTTAAAGCCCATATTGTATTATGTTAATCTGTTTTGTGTTATTGTTACTGGGATAGTTAATCTAGCCCCACTATCTAATCCTATTACTGTTAAAGTAGTTCTTAATTGAGTTTGTGAACCAAATAATGTATTAACTGTAGTTGCTGTTAAATTAATTTGTGTTCCTGTTACTGTTGCTGAAATATTAGTTCCAATAGTTTGAGTAGCAGTTGCATTTGCTGTTGCTGCGGCTGTTGTATTAATACCTTGGCCTTGAAATTGTGAGAACAAACGAACATCTCCAACTGTAGCTGAGTACCCACTAGATTCAAATGTTTGTTGAGCTCCTAAATAATTTAAAGTTTGAGGTGTAATTGCTAATTGTGCTCCTTGTTTCATATTGATTGAAGCATATCCTAAATCAAGTACTGGTAGTTTAGCTGTACCACGAGGTAAAGTAACTAACTTGTATTTCATCATTTGTTGTTCATCTGGAAATGCTTCTAATAGAGGCATATTTTCTATTGCTTCTCCATAATATGCAGAACCTGATGGGTGTGTTGGATTATATAATGTATAATCAATTTCATCATCTGCTAATGCAAATTGTGTGATTCTAAAAGAACCATCATTTTTAGCTAATAACTCTCTTCCCTTTTTGGTAAGAATAGCATCAACTGTTATTACTGAATTGTTTAAATATCCCATTGTGTTTTATATAAATTGTTATTATATGTTATAAATATATATTTTTTTAGTTATCTATTACTCCTTTACTAATTAATTCATTTATTATTACAGAAGCACTTGTTTCTACTTGAACAGATGGAAACTCGGGGAACATTATACCAGGAGAAGTAAATTCTGTTGGTATGTTGTCCTGTACTAAAGTTGTAGTTCTACCTATATCTAAAGGTGTTAATCTAATTAGACAATCATCATTAGGATTTATAGTGCTATTATCTAAAGTTAAACTATCATTTATAGAATATCCAGAACCAGCATTAGTTATTTCAATATACGAAATAATTCCTTCAGAATCACCCCCACTTCCACTTACTATTATAGTTGCTAAAGCACCTTCACCTGTTTGTGTACTAAATCCTGCACTTGATGATAAAGGAACATTAGTATATGAACCTACTGGTGAAGCAGTTGGTTGAGTTATAATCGAACCTAATAATTCCTGAGGGTTTCTAAGTAATTGACCATTAGGGGTTTGGGTTTCTTCAAATGAAGCTGATATCGTAGATAATGAATAAGGGTAAGGCATTTCTAAAAATACACTATTAGCATTAGGTACATATCTTCTAAGTAAAAAGAAATCTTTATTAAGTGCGCTAGCACCTCCATTAGTAGCATCACTACCAGGTAATGGTCTGTCTAGTTCAATTTTAACACGACCTATATCATCATCCATTACATTTTCTTGTGGAGCCCAAACTTTTACAATTTTGTAAGAATAATTTTCATTATTTCCAAATCTAATTTCATCATTTTCTTGAATAAATACACTTGATACTACTTCACCTATTTTTGAGGATTTTGGTTCTTGATTACCTGGGAATCCTATATAAGGACCTGGGTTGTAAGGTAATTCTCCTTGTGAAAAATCACCACCATACGCTTCATTTATTAATGAAGCTGACATATATAAATATTTAGTACTAGTATCTGTAGATGGAACTGCTGATGGTGGTAAATCATTTGCAAATACCCAATATGGAGCAGATGCTGTATTTTCATTTTCTAAAAGATGTGTTTTAGACCCAATTAATGATAATTTTGATGCAAAACTAGGTCCTGGGAATCCTACTGGGTTTATTGTATTTTTGTTATTATTTCCAGATAATATATCTGCTTCAACTTTCCATCGAATATAGCTATCTTTTTTATATATATTTTCTCCACTATTAGCATAGAATACCCATTCTAATCCTTGAATTGCTCCTCCATCTTCTACACCTTTACCTCCAAGTCCCCTTGAATTTAATATGGATTCAACAATTGCTTCATCAACTTGCATATTAAGTTTATTATCTCTATCTAATTTAAGTCCAGATGAAACTGAGTATGAAGTTGTTGATGTTGATTTTGACCAAAAACTACCACCAGACCTTCTAGTAACAACTGAAGATCCTACAAAATCTACTTTATCCACTACAGAACCAGCATCATAAGGTTGGTTTCCTTTCCAAACTCTTAATCTTATATCCGTAGCATTAAAAGGTATGTTTGTTGTTACACCGTCGTAAGTATATTCTAAACCTAATTTAGTGGTAAATTCTATATATTCTCTTCTTTTTGTTTTTCTTTTCCAATTTCCTTTTCTATGATAATCCGCTGAGTATATATAAGTTGTAGGTACTGCTTGGATAGTAGATAAATATTGTTGTTGTGATGTATCTTGACCTGAGGATCTAAAAGATTCACTGACAAAAGCAACAGCACCCTCAGGTTCTGTATTTAAAAGATAAGCTTTTTCAGCATAACTTCCTGTTGTATAATTAGAAGAAGGTTGAGAATAAAAACTAACACTTCTTCCTGTTTCTGCAGATGAAGTACCTTCTGCTACAAAACTATAATCTGTAAATCCAGTATCTGGGTTATCATATAGACTAATACGTCCAGATCCTGAAAGTGGTATACCTGATGAATATCCCCTACTACTAGTTTGGGAATATAAAACAGGAGCTAAATAAGTACCTACAGATATTATTTTATGTTCATCATTTATTTCTTCTAAAACTTGAGCATCAGCTTTAATATCTATAGCTAATTTAGTTGTTTTACCTACAGGGAATGTTTTTTCTACAATATCTTTTGCTACTCCTTGTAATGAAGGTGGTAATGCATTTGATTGACCATCTACTAAATATGACATATTTAATCTAGTAACATCATTTTTTATTGGATATGGATCCTTTATAGAACTAAAATATCCAAAATATGCATTTCTTAATTCTATTACAGGTAATTGTCCATAAGTTCCAAAATCCGTAGGTGACCAAACATTTAAAAATTTACTTTGTGCTTTTGAACCATCATATCTAATATCAGTCCAAGTATGTTGTGTATAATTAGAATCAGGAACTGTTGCTCTTTGAGCACTACCTGATAATATTTGAGCTTGATTAACTGGTATTAATGTACCTAACTGGTTAGTATAATCTACATCCATTAAGTAAGTACTTTGTCTTTGTAGATTAAAATTATTTATTAATGGTTGACAATTTATAGCTAAAGCAAATGGTAAAACACCATCAGAATAAAAGTTAGGTACAATAGTTGGTGTTAAAACTGGAACTGAATATTTACCATATCCTGGTGTTAATATTGCAGAGCTACCTCCATAAGCATCATCTCCATATATAGCTGAACCATAATCAGAAGGGTCATCTAATATACTACCGAATTTAGATTCTGAAGGGAATATACTCATACTATATTCTGTAATATCTAAGAATGAACCTAAGTTTTTATCCGCTTGAATAGCTATTCTAAAAGTATCATTATATTTAAAATTAGATATAAATGAACCACTAAGTTCTATATCCTGAATTGATTCACTATTAGGGACAATAAAATCACGAGAAAATACTGGTACCCCCAAACTATTAATATTATCAGCATTACCCTTATATATTTGTAATGAACCTGTAAATCTATATCCACTTTCAGGATCTTGAATAGAATTTGTAATAAATAATTGTGGGTAATTTAGATTTGTTCCTGGTTGGAAAAGTGTGTTTGGATAAACTCCTAAAATTGGTGTCAAATTTGGATAACTAGTACCTGTAATATATGTTTCTACAAAATACATACTTTCAGTTGTATTAATAGTAGGATATAAAGTATTACTTTCTTCTAAAGTAGATGAAATACTACCCCCAGAAGTTTGAGTTGGAGTTGTCCCACCATTTCTAACATTTACATATACAATTTCTTCATCACTTAATGTTTTAGATTTAAGACTATTTGTTAAAGCATCTGTATATTGGAAAGTGACAGCACCTGATCCAGTAACACTATATCTATCTTCAATATATGAACTTGTTCTATATATATTATTTATAGGGCTATCAGGAAAAGTTATTACTTGTTCTGGGTCTATATTAGCATTTTTAACATATAATGAAGATGTAATCAATTGTCTTGGATTATGTTGTGATCCTGTTACCCATAGTCTTTGTTGTAAGTTTCCATTTAATTGGTTAATGCTTCTTGCTAGTCCATAAAGTATTCTAGATCTTGATGAGTTACTTCCTTGTGATATAGAACCTAAATTTATAGTTGTTGGCTGAGAAGAAGGGGATGTGGTAGAAGAATTTCCTACTCCCTCAACAGCAGTTGCTCCCGATGTATTTCCACCACTTGTGCCACCAATATTTGATTGATAGTAAAGTTGGAAAGTAAAAGATGGAATAAAATATTCAAATGTTTGTCCATAACCCGTAAACCCAAGTTCATAAAATCTTTTACCTAAATTAGTAGGATCTGATGCTTGGGGTCCTACATTATTTTGTATATTACCTCTAGATTTATTTTCAGGGGTATTATTGATAGTAAAAGTTGATCTAGAACCAACAATTTCAGAAGGACCAGATAATATACTTCCTGCAAAGCTTTCTTCTCCTTGAAAGACAGTAACACTATTAGCTAATGGTATTGTAGGTTGACCTGGTTGTCCATCTATAGGAGTTGGGGTATGTTGTGTTGCTGTTACACTATATTCCATGTATACAACAGCACTTGAAGGTACACCACCAGCATCTGATATGTAATTTCTTAAACCAGCATAATCTATTTTAGCTTTTATTTTTCCATCACTAATAGAAGTAGTAAAGAAAGAATAATTTTCAATACTTGAAAAATTAGGGTTAGTATATCCTGGTGGTATAGGGCTACCAGTTCCCTCACGAGGATTAATGTTAGCGGCTTTTGCTCTAGGAGGGTTTGCTGCTACTCCTCCTACTGTAAACTCTGAAAAATCATAATCAAATGATGCGGTACCAGCTTGTGTTATTAAAGCATGACCAGAAGCATCATTAATAGTACTTGGTAAAAATTCTATAGGGGTTAGATCTGTAAATTGGTTACCAACTCCTACTGCGTTACCAGCACTAAATTCTTTAATCATCCATTGATTTCCAGAATCAGCAAATATTACGCCACTACCATTTAATACCGTACTAGCATTTGATACTGTAATAGTATTGTTAATATCATTAGCATTAAATAATGTAAAACTATTAGCATTATTAAATGTATTAGTTCTATTAAGATAACTATCTCCATCATTAGTAGTTAATGATATATACATTCGTGTAGCTAAGTTAATACTACTATTATTGAAAGCAATTTCTTTAAAGTTACTATTACCAAAAGTAGTATCAGTAGAAAATGTATATGGTAGTCTAAAAGGATGTATTTGATCCCCAAAAGCAGCATTTGATATATTAGTATTAAAAAATGAAGAATCTAAATTTATTGAAATTGGAGGTAATCTAAAGCTACCTGTTGTTCTAGATTCAGATGGATCATAAGGATTTATTCCTATTGTTGTTACTCCTAAGTTTGAAGTTACAGAACTACCAGAATGATAAATTCCTACACTTGAAATATCATCAATTACAGTATTACCACCAGATGAACTATATGCTATAGAAGCAGATAATATCCAAGGTACATTTGGTGTTCTTGGGATTGTATATACACCCCAATCATATGCTTCTTGGTTACCTAATATTCCTGTTGTTAAATAATCAATTGATCCAGTATCAAAAAAACCTAAAGCATCATTATATACATTATTGTAATATCTTATAGCTTGCAATTGTACATTTGTAAGTGCGTGGAAAAAGTTTTGTGAATTTGGATCAAACCCAGCAACACTAGGGTTAGCTGATGAGGATACATCACCTGAAACTCTTAAACTCCAGTTTTCTGTGCCTCCATTTGAAGATGATACAAACCTATAATCACCTCTTTGTGTATCTACATTTAATAAAGCTGAATTAGGGTTAATTGTTACTCCTTCAATAAAATATTTTTTAAACCCTTCAGGGAATATAAATTGTACAAATTCTACCCCTAATAAATAATCTCTTACTTCATTTCCATAATAATCTCTAGCTGCTAATTTAATTTTAGTAGCTTCATATTCTTGGGTTGATGGATTTCTTTGTGTAAATATCCAAACATAACCAGGTAAGGGTTCATTCCTATTATCTTGCCAAAATTCTAAAGTAGTAGTACCATAAAATATATCTGAAGTAGAATCAGAAAAGAATAGTGGATAATAATTAAGAGGAGCATCTGGGGATTTATGATATGGTATACAATCAGGACTTAAAGACTGAGTTGTTGCGATAAATTCTGACCCACTAAATTCTCCATTATAAAATTCATCTTGATTAAATATAATTTTTACTTCTCTACCTAATCTTCCTTCTAATGATTCAGAAAAACTTTGAGTTAAACTATAAATGTTAGATAAACCATAAGCCGAAGCAGATGGTGATGTATTTAATCCTGCATATTGTTGTAGTGATCCTCCGGTTCCACCACTAAATCTATATATAGACGAACCACTAACAAATTCATATGCCCCTGTATCACCTGAACCTGTACTATAATCTCTTACTTGAGGTTTTAATGTACCTGAGTATGCTGAATTTATCCATGATACTTGAGGGGGTCTTACTCTATTTCTTTCTAATAAATGTTGTTTTATTACTACTCCGGATGTTAAACTTGTATTAGCAGGTGTAAAATCTTTAATCATTTTAAATAATGAATTATCAAAAAATTTCATTAACCTAATAAAATCATTAAGGTCATAACCACTTATATATTTTTCAAAATAAGCATCTCTTAAAGTATCTAAATTAGGATAGTTATATCCTGATTCTGATATTTGTCTTGGGTCACCAATATAGTCTCCTAAGTTAAAATAACCCATTTGAGAATTAATATCATCATTAATTTGATCTTGTGGAGAAAAAGCTACCTCCATATAATCTACATTAGGTGTATAGCTTGCACTTTCAAAAGAAAGCTGTTGAAGTGATCTTATTCCAGATAAAGTATTACCCTCGGGCATTATTAACTCATTTGTAGTTATTTTATCTGTTACTCTATTTTTAATTCCACCTAATACTTGGTCTTGGTGGATATATTCTCTATTTATTGAAAAATTACCATAATTAATATAAAAATCACTATTATTAATAAATGAAGAAGTCATAAAAGGTGCAGATCCTGTTATTTTAGGATGAACCGATATTCTACTTCCAGTATTTAAAAGAGTACCTAAATCTGCTCTAAATATTAATTCATTAGGAGCACTATTTACCCCATTTCCTTCAAATGAAAATGGATTCATTGTATAATCATAAAATACATTTGGTAATATTTCTGTGTTATAATATCTTAATTCTTGTAAAGAACCAGAAAATAAGGTATATGATTTACCTCCTACAGTTAAATTACTACTCCCCTTAGGGATAAATGCTTTTTCGGCATTAAAATAATAATTACTATCGAAACCAGTAATTATACTTGATCCCGTAAATCCTAAATTTTTATTAATTTGATTAGCTGCATATAATGAAGCTGTATTATCAGTATTTACTGTAGTTTGTACTGACCACCAATCTCCATCAAAGAAAGGTAAATATAAACTAGCAGATATATTTTCGTTTGAATTAACATCAGGTATAAATTTTAAAGTACCAAATTTATTTTTAGGATCTGGGATACTACCTGAATATGAACCACTAGCAAGACCACTTCCGGTGTACTCTAATACTAGAGCACTCACTGAATTTTCTAGATGGTATATAGATTGTGAAACACTAGCATCTAGTGGAATTCCTGGGGCCTTAAATCTTAATTGTACTGTCTTTGGAGAATCATACCCATTGCCTAAATTAACATTAGGATCAAATGAAGATGAAATAAAATACGTTCCTTCAGTATCAAATTTATAATTAAATACTCTCTGTTGTAAATCCCAATCTTGAGAATTATTTCTATCTTTACCCCCGAATTCATTTATTCTTAAAATAGTATCTGGGATACCATAAGAAGTGATTAAAGCCCTTAAACCAGGTACAGTACCTTTAGTTTTAATTAAATATGGTAAATTATGGTATAAACGCTTATATAAACGCTTATTAGCATCATCTAATGGCATTATATCATTAGATGCCGATATTTGAGTATTTATGTATTCATACCCCGTAGGTGTATTAATTTCACCACCAATTGACCCCGTCATATTAATAAAAGGAAATGCACTACCTGAAGGTGTAATTCCTAAAAAAGCAGTATATAAATCATCAGTATTAAAATTATTTGAATATAATTTTATACCAAAATCTTTAATAGCATCCGCTACTAAATCCTTAGAAATACCATAATTTAAACGGTTATCAGCATTATATTTATTACTTAGATCTTTAGTGTACACCCAAGTATTATCATATTGTTGAGCAACCATATCAACAAACAACATATACTGATTATTGTTGGTATCATCTCTTAAATATTCAGGAATAGCATAATACAAATAATCTTGGTTATTGGTATCGTAATTAGAAGCCGATAATAATTGTCCTCCATAATTTATGCTTTCTTCATCTTCACTCCCTAACCAATTTATAGCTTCTGTACTATTCGATGGGTATAATTCATAAGGGGGAAATGAACTAGATTTAGGCCAGGAATATTTAGATCCACTATTGTAATAAAGAAAATAATCATAACCGTCAAAATTATTAATAATTTCAATTATTTTATTTTCATATATTTTTTTAGATCTTTTATAAGAAACAGTATTTTGAGTATCACTTGTTATATTATTCGATAAAAGAGTTATAGAATTAGTATAATCTTCTATTAAATTTAATTTATAAGAAAAATTCTTTAATCTTGTTGTTGCTGAGCTAAAATTTATAAAATCTGAGTATCTTTCATAATCTACATTAATAGATATCTCTTGTTTATTTAAAAGAGTTTGTAATTGTCTCGCAGAACTAGTAACATTACTTTTAGTTAATTCATTATTATTATAAAGTTGTCCTGATTCTCCCGTTTGTTGGGTTATATTTAAATTAAAGTTAGGACCCTTAATATAATCTTGACTAATACCACTAAAAGGTGTAAAAGGAAATTTTACTTGATACATTTGAGGAGTGGAAACTTCCTCTACTACCCATAAAGTAGATTTTATATCAAAAGTAGATGGTAAGGGTTCATATAATTTTATTAAAATAGTGGGATCATCTGAATCCTCATCTTCTATTTTAATATTATTGGCTATAATAGTTTGATTCTGTCCAAAATTTAAATAAAAATCAACAAAATACCCAGCTTCTTCTCTATAATTTATAAATTCTCTAACTGTATTAATTATATCAGCATTAAGAATAGTATTACTATCTAATCTAATTTCAGTTCTATCAGAAGATATATCTGTTATATAATAATTTAAATTGATGTTAGAACCTAACCTATATCTATAAAAAGAATAAAGTATACTATATATAGAATTATCATACCCTAAATTTTTTAAGTCTAATTCAGGTGTTAAAACTATATCTCCTTTAAGAACATCATAACTAGTTAGTTTTAAAGTTTCATTTAAAGGATATATTAAAATATTATTTTCATCATATACATAAAATTCAATATAGTCCGTTTCTTCATTAAATACCGTATCTAAATCTGATGATGCAATTAGTTCTTGATCACTAGAAATATATTCTTGGTATTCAAAATTATCAGGGTTTAATGCTTGTATAATTATTTTATCTTCTTCCATACTTTATTTAAAAATATCCTATTCCTGTAACGTTACTAGTATCTTCTTGTAATTCTTTTGGTGCTAAATCCCCTATATCCTGGGATAGTTGTTCAGCTGATGTAGCTAAAGTAGATTGAGCTCCTTCTAATTCTGATTGTAATTTAGATAATTTATCCTGCAATTCCGGAGATGCACTACCTGATATAGATATTTTTAAATTTTCCATTTGTAATGTAAGATTATCAGATCTAAGGCTAGCAATTTCTGCTCTTAATGCTTCTATTTCTAAACTATTATCTTCAAAATTTATATATTCACCACTTGTTTTAACTAAATATTCATGAGAATTTACTTCTCCATTAGGGGGAATGTCATAAAAAAGTTCATTATATTGATTAAAAAATTCTTCTACAGAAGGTTGAACTAATAAATCCTCTCCTATAGAAGTAACCCCCAATTCACTAAAACTAGTATCTATAGTTTTTACATATTGGGCTTTACTAAAAACTTCTTTTGTTAAATCAATTCTTTGTTTTGCCATTATTAATTAATCACTTTAAAGTAATAATCTTCATCTTTAACTATTATACTACCATTAATTGTAGTTTTAACTAATATTTTATAATATCTTTCAGGTTGTAAACCATTCATATATACATCAAAATAATTACTAGTATTGTCACAACTTATTTGTGTAAAATTACTATCAAAATCTACAATAAACTCATTAGTATCCAAATCTTGAATAGCATAATAAGATGCTGTTGGTAAAGCATAATTAGTAGTGTATACAGATGCTGTTTGGAATGTACGAACTGGGAATTCAGGACGCACGTTTAATCTAAATCTATTAAAACTTTGAGAGTAAAAAATCCCGGGGTTTTGGTCTACTCCTACAAATAAATCAGTTGTTGTTATTTCATTTAAAGTTGTATCATATGAATAATCATCCCATTTTAATTCTAAAACAGGAGGGTATATTGTATTTGTATCTACAGAATAATATTTTAATATAGGTTGTATTGATCTATTTGCTGTAAATTCAATACTATCATCCCATTTTAATATAAACCCTTGGTTTTCATATTGTAAATATGTTCCTGGGGCTATATTTTTACTACTTGAGTACCATAATTTTATTGTATCTGTAACTCCAATATTTAAATCCTTAGTGGATCTTACATTAAAAGTTTGTGAACCCACAAGTGAAGTTATACTATCATTATTTGAACCTGTTAACCATGTTCCTCCACCACTATTACCTGATGTGTAAGAACTAGTGGTAAATGGTAAAATATCGTCTACTGCCCATTTTTTAGATCCAGAATAAGTCTGGAATACCCAACTTGTGCCATCAACTGTTTGGGGAGAATCTAAATATTGTCCAGTACCATTGACCCAAGATCCAGATATAGGATAAACATATAATGTTGAGTTTTGGGTAATACCTTCTGCTACCGATATAGAGGTTTTTAAACTACTAGACCAGTTTGAAGAAGATATTTTAGTATCAAAAACACTATCTATTTCTGCTTGATCAAATTGAATTAAACTTCTAGCTACTCTTGGGGTAGGAGTTAAAGTAATAGGATACTCACTATTTATTTCTAATAAGGAATCTAAACCTGTATTCATAGCGGGGTAGCCAGAATATATAGTTGCATCTTTGATTGGGAATAATTTATATACTGCCATAATTATAAGTTTACTACTTGTCCTTTTATATCTATATTAGGAAATTTAACTTCAAATATCATAGGATCTATTGAAGGATAAATTACTTTATTTTGTGTTGCTCCATCTATATCATACGCATATGAAGAATATCCTTGAGATATATCGTTTTTATTTGTTATTGTTATATTTTTAACAGTTTGTACTCCACTAACACTATCTAATGCTATTTCTAATTGAGATAAAATAATTGGTTGGTTTATTTGTCTATTAGTAGTATTTAAAAAATTATTTATTATACTAATACAAGTTCTTAATATTTGATTATTATTAACTTCTGGGATAGTAATTATTTGAAATTCAACTCCTAGGTTTATTATAAAAGCATCTTTTATATTAATACTATCTCCTATCATTCTATAATGACTTAAATATGTTTTTATATTTTGTTTTAAACTCGGAGAAGTTAATGCTAAAGTACCATTATTATTTTGACCTAAAACATATAAATCTAAAGTAGCATCTTCTTCATTAGATAAAGGTTTTTGAGCATATGCCTTAGTTACTATACCATATTTTCCAGGCATACTTAAAGTTCTAATTAAATAATCATCAGCAGTAACTGCTCTTAATTGAGTATTAGAATTAGATAATATGTTTTCTCTTAATTCAGTTATTGTATCTCCACCTCTACCCCCAGATGCAGCATTAGGGTTATTTACAGCTATAGAATTTACTACATAGTCTGCTGTATTAGAATTTAGGTTAGTTTTTTGGAATTTAATGTCTGCTGTACTTAAAAATGTTAATGAATTTGCAGGTACATTAGAAACTACACCACCACCCGATAGATACTGTACTGTAATTGTTGTTTCAGAAGGGGCTATACCATAAGTATTAGTAAAAATAAAATTAGTTGGGCTATAAGCTGTAGTTAATTTTTCTTTTTTAAAGGTTAAACCTAACCCAACATTATCTGGGTTTGGTATTATTAATTCAGCTGTATCATTTGGGTTACCAGACCCAAATTGTATTTGGGTTTGTGTTGGATTTAAAACTCTAGATGTAAATCTAAATGGAGTTTGTCTTGTTTGTAATATATAAGGAACATTTCCCTCGTTTTGAAAATTATTAGGATCGTTTATATTTGTATTTTTAGTTTCTTCAAATACTAATTCTTGTGCTAAATAATTAACTTCTGAGTATTTATTGCCCTCACCATCAAATACATCTATAATACCACCCATTTGGTTGTCGTTTACAATTATTGAAGGAAATGCTTGATAAGCTCCTATATTAGCTTCAACAGATCTAACTTCACCAGATAAAGCATTTCTTTGTTTTTTTAGTAAATAATATGAAGGTTCACCTGATGTTATTTGGGCTATAGAAATTTCAGTTGGGTCTGTTGAACTAGAAACAGTAAAATCAACGGCGTCTTCAATAGTAAAAGTAATCCCTCTATCAGAATTTACACTGGTGTTTTCAGGTACTAAAAGGGCATAGTCATAATCAGGGACATATTCATTTCCTATTTGTTTAGAAGGAATTTGTTGATAAAATTCAATAACAGTTGTTGCTAACCCTGTTAATTTAGGTTTATAACCAAACATATACGCCATTTCATATAAATTATTATTTTGGTTAGCAAATTGTAAATATGTTTCTTGTATTTGTGAATCTAAATAAAAAGATAATACATCACCTACATAAGCAGCTTGCTCCATAAACATCATACCAGTGGATGTAGCATCAAAATCTGTGTAGGTATTAGGAAAATAAGTTTGAGTGAAATTAATTAATTCACTTCTTAAGCTTGTAAATCCTCTATTTGTATAGGATATATTTCTATTTATATTTGGGTTTTGATATGTAGCCATTAAGTAAAGTTTAATTCTAATTCATCATTAATGTTAGTATTTGGAATGCTATAATTTATTTTAACAGTAATAGCATTTTTATCCTGGTTTTGGAGTATTACTACTTCTTCTAATAATACGTTTGGAAAATTATTTAATATTTTTTCTTGAATATCTTGTTTTAGATAATCTAAATTTTCTGTTTCTATTTTAGTAAAAATAAAAGATCTTAAACCTCCTCCAAAGGTAGGATTTGCAGGTCTTTCTCCAGGGTTTGTTAATAAAAAATTAATTAAATTAACTTTAATAGCATCTCTAGTTTGAAAATTAGGAGTAAATACCGCCTCTCCATCTATAGGAAGGTTAAAACCTATAGCTGTACCTGGTGCTAGATCATTTGGGTATATTTGTCCTACTAAATATGCCATATTTTATTTTTTCATTAACCCCATTATTTGATCCATACTTACACTTCCTTCTGGAAGTTTACCATTTGGGGATGTTGTATCCATTCCCGGTGTTACACCCATAGGAATATTAGAGGTTGTTGCATTAATTGTTCCATTTGCTCCTGGCATCATTGATCCTAATACATTTTGGATATTTTCTCGCATAGCCATTCTACTATCTTCAGGCATTGGAGTTTGCATTACAGGATTCATGGGGTTAGGTGTTCCTATACCCGTTGATGGAGGTGCTGTTTTAGTTTCGATAACTGTGTGTTTAGGTGAACGTACTGCTTCCATAAGAATATCTTTCATTTCTTCTTGGATTGCTTCTTTTACGGCTTCCTTTACGATTGTTTTTAGTTGACTTAGTTTCATACGTATATGATTTATTATAAATATTAAATTAGAATGCTTTTAAATTATTTGATTTAATGTAGAATGCAAGTTCATTAATTAGAACTTGATCTGTAGCGCTAAATGATTGTTCTCCTCTAAGTTGAATAACTCCATCTGAGTTTTTAGCTATTGCTTGTCTTGGAGTAATTGATCCAACTACATTTTTTCCTTCTATTACTGTGATTTCAAATCCATTTACTTTACCTATATTTAAACCTTGTTCTTCATTTTCAGAATCGAGGTTTCTTATTTCTTCTCTTAACTCTACAAGAGTAATTTCACCACTATCTATTTGATCTTGTGCACATTTACTAATTCCTTCATCTATAGCCTTAAGTAAAATTCTACAAATTATTAATCCTGCTATAAGAAAACCCATTGATATTAAAAGTTGTTTATTAAGTTTTTTATTTTGTTTTTCTAGATCCTCTAATAAATCATCTATTCTTTGTAAAGCAGCAATAACATTATAAGTTATGGAGCTAGCTAAACCACCAAAATCTTTAGCTGGTGGTGTACCTATAGACATTGGAAAAGCTAAACCATCAAGGCTACCACGTACTGAAAGTAGAGCTTGGGAAATTATTATAAATAATGCTGCTAAACCTGTATTTACTATGATAGCAGTATATACTTGGTTTATTTGTCTTATAATTTTATTTCTTTTTTCAATAGCTTCTTTTAATTTTTCTGGGGAAGGACAAACTGCATCATTTAATTGTGAAGGTTTAGTAATTGCAAAATATAATAAAATACTAATTATTACAGGAATTAATTTTTGTGTAAGTAAATTAACAACATTTTGTACACTTTTTTTTCTAGCTATTAATATTTTTTCTACTATTTCTAAACCTATACTGCTAAGTCTTTGACCTACAGCATATATAGTATTATTAATTTCATCTTTAGCTTTTTGTGCCGCAACATCAATATTAAACATTCCTTTAGTTCGAATGTCTCTTTTAATTGATTTATCTAAATTTATTATAGCAGTTGAAGCAGGTATATAACCACTTTTAGTAAAAGATAAACCTAAATCCAATATTGAAGTTAATTCTCTTTTTTCACTTGTGTTACTTTCATCTTCAACTCCTACCACTAAAACTTTAACCTTTACACTATAATACCCTTCTTTATCTGTTGTAGGGTTTTTTGTAACCATTAAGGGGTTAACAGGAGCATATAATCTAAAGTCTGTAGCTAATTTAATATCAGTATTTAGGGCAGAAAGTTCAGGTGGTGTTTTTATCCCAGCTTTTACTTCGACATTACTTCCTGGTATTTGTGCAGAGTCTATTCCTGCTTTAATTTTTACTCCCCTAAGTGGTTTTGCTGTTTGGGAATCATAAATTCTTCCACTAACTGTATAGGTTTCAAAACGAGGAATATTCTTTTGTTTAAGAATTTTAATTTTTTGCTTAATTTCTGCAATTTTAGCTTTTACTGTTTTTTTAGCTTCATTTATTGCCTTTTTAGAAACATCTTTAGCTTCTTCCCCTAATCCTTTAGGTGTTGAATCTGCTAAGTCCTTAGCTTTTTTTAAATCACCCATTAACCCAGACAATACTTTTGAAAATTCTTTACCACCAATATCACCTAATATTTTTGCAAATTTAGGTTCTTGGAGAAGTTGTTTTCCTAAGTCTTCGAGAAAAGATAAGTCCATTTATATACTTTTTACGGATTTAGATAAATATTGAGATAACTGACTTTTCATATTATCGGCTTGAATTTTTAAATTAGATGCTGTTGCAGATGTAGGACCTAAAAAAGGTTCTGTTGTTAATGAATCACATAGTAAAGAAATTGCAAAAAGTAAATTATTAAAACCCTCCATAAATTTATCTCCTAATATAATAGACTCACTAGCATCTTTTTCCCCTAATCTTACTTCCTTACCTTGAAGAATAATATTATTATTTCTAGAAAATAATCCTATATCTTTTACTGCATTAATAGATACATTTTGGTTAGAAGTTAAAAATATACTATCAGTAGATGAATTTAAAACTAATCTTCCTGAATTTAATATTATTTGATTTGAATTATATTCCCTTAAAGATGTTGGGTTATTATTTAATGATGGAAAATCAGAAAATTCAGTTTTTATGGGTATAGCTTGATTTGATGTTAAATAAATAGAAGATAAATCTTTATTTATATTTTCTATTATAGGTTCAAATCCTTCAGGTGATGTATCTGATGGTTGGCCATTTCTTATAATTGTAATAGGATTGCCATTTTCACCTGAATTAGACCAATTATTTTGATAAAAAGTACTATCACTTTTTGCTGTATTACCTAAACGAATTGAATTACCAAATCTTCCCTCCATAATTACATCACCCATAAAGGGTAATAAAGGATGAATATTACCTTTTTCTACAAAGGTACCACCAGTAGGTGGATTTAAGTTTAGTTCAAATTCCTTTGTTTGTGTATTCTTAGATACTCCAATCTCGTTTTGGATATAATCTGTATCATTTTCTGGTTCTATTTCTCCCTCTGTTAAGAGAGGAGTAGGTACAGCATTATGGTGAGGGTGATTCCAACAACTTGTAGGAGAAATATAATAATATTTAGTAGATTTATTTAAACGTCCACTTTGAGTATTATCTGGTAGTGAGAATATTAATAATATTTCATTTACTACTGGGTAGTTTGTTAAATGGGGAAATAAAGGGGTTGCAAAACTTACTGTTCCACTCGAATTGGGTTCATTTACATTTTCAAATTCAACAGTTCCTATACCCGCCCACTGTCCATATAGTTGAAAATTAGGGCTAGTATCACTTATAATAATATTTGTTACTCTACCACTTATAACTTTTCCATCAACTTCACTTAATAAAGTCGATATAGCATTATTATCATTACCTTTAGATATGCTGTTATTTAAACCAGTAAAACCATAATTAGTTGCCATCTTTTGTTTCCTCGAAGTTTTCGTTGAGTTTATCTAACTCTTTCATTAATTCTGCTTTTTCTTCTTCCGTTATACCCATGGTATCTTCACTAGAACTATTATTAAGCGCACGCTGTACTATAGTAGCCATTTTAATTAATTGTTCATCGTTACGAACGCCAATATCCATATATTCTTTTATAAGAGGTACAATTAAAGTTGCATCACCAATATCGTTTATTAAAGGTTTTAATTCAGATATTAAACCTGATATTTGTTTTTCTTTTTTCTTTTGATTGTTGTATATCTCTTCTAAGATATTAGAGAATTTCTTCTTCCCGAATACAACACTATCTAATGATCCCATAATATTTTGGTTATAAATATTAAGATAAAAGGAGGTTAGAATCTAGTATAACCATTTTCTAAATAAAATAAATATTGCTGTTTAAATATATCATGTAGTTTATCAGCAATTTTAGTTATCTTTGGTGTTTTTACATCAACCATTTCTCTTATGTAAATGTAAAGTGCCTTTTTATTAAATACTTCTAATGTTTCTCGTTTTCTAAACAATTCTAAAATGGCATCTGCTATCTGTGCATCATTCTTTTTAGGGAATAGACTAAATATATTTTCGGATACATAACTTACATATATATCTACATATTTATCTAAATCACTTTTAATTCTGTCATCACCCATACTGTAAATATGAGATGATCCTTCTTTAGATAATTCTTCAACTCCTACATTATTAATTTTCTTTTTATAATTTTTAGTATTATATAATATTAACCAACGTTTAACTATAGTACCGAAATAAGAATATGCTTTGGCCCCTCTAGTTGGATCAAATAAATGCATTTTAGATAATAAAAATGTAATTATCTCATGTTGTAAATGTTCTAAATCAGTTACTTCAGTATGATAAAATTTAAAAGTATGAATTATATTCTGAGTGAGTTTGAAAAAAGGGTAATGAATATGAGTTTCATATATCTTACTTCTAATTTCTGAGTCAGGTTGATTGTTATATTTAACAATATAGTCTTCTGTTTCCTGAGTAAAGTAGTTTTTACTCTTAGGTCTTCTCTTTTTTGGAGCCATTACTTAGATTTAAATGCCGAAAGGTTGTTCTGTAAAATTTTAATTTCTTCAAAAAACCAACCTATTTCGTCATCACTTTTAAAAGATCCTTTTATGTCTATTTGACTTAAACGCTGAGAAGCTTTTTCTATTTGAGATGATATATTTTCAATAAAAATATCTTGGGAAACAATAATATCTTCTGCTTTTTCATTTTTCCTTAAAAGATTAAAAGTCGTATATCCTAAGATAACGACTAATAAACTTAAAATTCCTATTGTTACTGCTAATATCATAAATTATCCAACATATTTTTTAATCCTGGGCTTGATAGCGTATTTAATGCTTTAGTTTTGGATGATTTTATGTTGCTGTTTAATGTATAATTCTTTTTTGGCGTATCCACGCTATTTTGAGAAAACTTTGGTAACCATTCAATTTCAAATTCAATACGTGCCGCCATCATGTCAGCTTGATGCAAAATAAATGGTAAAGATGTGCGAGGTTTTGTTTCTGGCATAAAGGATTTTAAGTATTTTTCATTGGCAGAATCATATAAACCATCATGTGTCTGGATAGCTAACATTTCATTAAATGTATATTTGATGTCATGTGATTGTAGTAAAAATAACCCTCTATCTGGTACAGCAGAAAATGCAATTTTCTTATTATGCATATACTCTTCACCTAATTTATCTCTTCTCCATTGATCAGTCTGAGGGATATAGGATTCATGTTCTTCATCTCCCATTTTACCTAAATCATGGTTAATTGCTGAAAATACTAATTCTTCTTGTGTAAATGTAGTCATATCACAACCAAAACCTTCCCATACAGCAGACATTGATAATGCTGCTTTAACCACTCGGTTAACATGATCAACATACCCACCTGGGAATGCTGAATGGTATTCTTTCTTATGTGATGCTGGCATTAGGATAATACGGTCTTCATACTTTTGGTAGAAATCAAGTAATTTTTGTTTACGATCCCCAGTAATATATGTTTCAATATTAGTATTAAATTCGATCCAATTTGCTTGAATTTGTTCTGCTGATAATTTCATAACCTTAATTTTATTTATTTTAATTTATTTAATTCTGATGGTGACATTGGTTCTCTTTCAACCATATCTTTTAAATCCTCTACTAAACCTTGTGCTTTACCAATATTAACCTTATAGGTTTCAATTGGTGACTGACGATTTACAATTTGAAGAAGTGTGGTTAGAGTTGCTTCTAATGTTTCTAATTTTTTAAATGCTAAATTTCTATTTCTCATGACTTATTTATTATACGTGGATACGGGGTATACCTTATACCTTTTATTACCTTTATTTCCATTCCCTTTTTATTCCTTATTTCCTAAACCTGTAATAACAATGTACGAGAGGAATTTTGGGGAGCCTAGTTATCTTTTACTTTCTTTTAAGATTTTTTGAAATTTATGTATATGTGCACATTTTTCATATTCTTCTACCTCTTCAAAATATAAAAGAGCACTTTCTAGAGCTTCAGATAATATTTTATTATCAAAATCTAAAACAGTAAATGTAACATCTCTATCTAATGGATTTATTTGATTAAGGTAATAAAAAGCTCTATTAAATACTACATATTCAGACGCCTCTCTAGTAGACTCTACATTATAAGCAGGTTCTTCTTTTTTTAAAAATTTTTCTAGTTTAGTATGAAATACAAAATGGTTTACTATTAATTTAGTAAACATACCTAATTTATGGTAAGAGCTATTCTTAAAAGCCTTTAAAGAATTTTTTTGGTTTTCTACCTGTTCTTTAGCCTCTGGAGAGTCATTAAATAAATCAAAAATCCTATTTTTATTCACTCCCTTGTAATTTTAAATGTTTATATGCTTCTTTTGAGGCTTCATCAAAACTTAAATCTTGATTTTCACTAATAGATGAAGTTAGAACTTGCCATTCTTTAAAAAAACCTTTACGATGAGCTTTAAATCCATATTTTTCAACAGTTTTAGAATTAAAGTCTTTCATATTTTTATTATAAATATTTAATCTTCTAATCCTTCTAATTCTAATTCAATATCTTTTTGTATTTTCTTTAATATATTGTATTCTTTAACCACATCCATTTTATTAGGATTTTCGGGGTGGTACCTCCATACCTCATCTATTACTGTTGAGGTTGCTACTAAATCAGCAATTAATTCTGATTTTTGGTTATCTTTAATTTGTTGTGGTGTTAATTTTAATTCTTTCATTTTATTTAAATTTATTACCTATTAATATAATATTATCTTTTGCTTCTTCCAAACTAATATGGAAAAATTCTTTCCTATTATTAACTCTAAAAGTTTTTAATTTATTATGAGTCATTCTCTCTACTAATTCCCCATTAAAACATTTATAAGCCCATTCTACTTTATAAGGTGTAGGAACACCAGTAGCAGATGATATTTGAGCTGCCCTTACTTCAGGTTCCAATTTAGTATACCCTATTTTTAAGTATTCTTTAGGTAATGAGGGATTTGATAATATATAAACCCATTGATCACCTTTACCTTGATCAGCATAAAGCCCATACTTTTTATCCGTATAATACGTTATATCTTCCCATCCATCTCCCCTATCACTGGGGGTTAATGTGAAATATTTAGCGTATTCTAAATCAGTATTTCCATAATTTTCACGAAGGGGGATAAACCCCTTCGCTACTTCCTTTGTTATCCTTTTCATTATGCTATTAATTCTAATGCTTTACTAAACATTTTTTTATTTACGTCCTGATCTTGTTTAAAATTCTTAATAATTCGAGCTTGACGAACTTTTCCACCTTGGGTTTTATACTCAAAATTACCCTCAATAATATTCTCCTGTACCCTATTAAATACTTCCCAAAGCATATTACCTTCATCTTTTTTACGTTGAACATTTAAAACGTCTTCAATTGCTTGCTTATCGTAAGTATTGTTAGTACCTTCTACTCTAATATCTAGAAATGATTTAGCAAGATTGAACATTTGCTCTTCTTGCAATTCAACTTCTTTCATCTTATTCATTGCTTCTACTGTTAAAGGTAATTTTTCAACCATACCTCTAATTAGTACTTGCAAATCTTCAAATGTATAACCCATATGACGCATTTTTAAATCTGCAAATTCATCTGTAGCTATAACTAAACCATTCTCACAGATCATTCTAAATAATCCTGCTGTAAATTGGAAAGCATTCTTACCATCATGAGAATTAGTAATTAATATTTGAGGAAAAACTGTATCTCCATCTTCACCATTAATAACAACATCATCATTTCTAAATACAACTAAATGCTTTTGAACACCTCTTGTATCTTCAGTTCTTGCTTTAACTTCTTTAGCATCAACTGGCTTCCAACCCATTAATTCCATATCATCAATAACTCTCTCAGTTGGAATATGGGTGTATTTTTCTGAAACTTCATTTGAAGGTTTCATTGTGAAGATACTTGGAGCGATTTCACTTAACTCTTTCTTGCTTAAAAACTTACTACTTTCTAAATTTAACATATGACCTTTATTTAATTAATTATTTATTTATACCTAAATATACGAAAGGTAGCCTGGGGAGCCAAGCTTCCCGTGCATTACCTTCAATTATTTTTTAAACAATAAACTTGGTGAAACTCTCATTTGTGCTCCTACTCTACCATTACCTGGATTAAGCTTTTCAACTCCAATATTTTTAGAATTAAT